GCAGTAGCAGGTTGACCAGACATCATTCCACCAGGACACTGCACAAGCCAATGCTTGTACAAAACCAGAGGTTGCTGTAATTGTTTGTGGATATTACAGCGCATGCGATCATCTTCGGCAGTCCAATCAGGGTCACACTCTTTGTAAATCCTATTCCAAATTCTTGGCATGAGAGCAATCAATGCAGCAGGCATTGATCCATCCCAATTTTTGTAATCTGAAGCAAAACCGACATCACCAGACCTAAGAAGATAATTATACAGATCAGCAAATTCTCGACTACTAGCATCAATGCCCACCTTGATCGGTAATTCATGGTGAGCATTGGCGATAATGGCAGAGGCAGCTCCAAAGTACATTCTATGAGCTAAAGTAAAGTAAGCAGGACAGGCAGTAAAAGCTCGAGTCTTACCAATTTCAATTTTAGAACGCTTGACACACTCATCCTTGAGTGAGGCGACAAAAGACATGGCTGTCTTCTCACCTCGATCACATGCTTGCAGAAACTCTTCAACGTCATTTTCCAGACGAATACCCTGAACACTAGACGCTATTTCATAGCGACCAGTGTTCGGATTCATCTGAACCATAACTTCCTTCCTCTTTCCTTTCATCCCTTCCTCAACCATGTGGGGGTAACCAGGTGCAGACTGTCGATTAATTGGATTCGACAGCGGCAAATAATTACACCCATTGATGGCCTCATCCATATTGAACACCTTGGCTCGTAGATTAGTACGAGCACAAGTCTGCGCAATATAATTAGCAACATCATCTACAACATCTTCCATCAGATCCATATCTATCTCAGGTTGTTCATGAGCATAGACATTGAACGCCTTTGCAAAGATATCAAAGCTTTCCTTCAACCTCCAATCATTTCCGTCCTTCACGTTAGGTTCACATGAATCTTCACAATCTTGAACATGGAATGGTGATTTATAAAACTGAGTGGTAGTAGTCTTTGGGAGGTCATGATAGATGAGATCACCGTTAGTGTCAATCTCACCAGCTCGACCAATGAGTTTATACATAGGAGAGATATCAGGATTCTGAGCACGAAATTCCTCCTCATCAGCAGGTACAATCTTCTGGAATGGCAACACCTCGACACCGTTCATGGTAGCTTGGGATGACATCACACTGTCGAAATCAGAGACAAAAATTGGGGAGCACATTGCTTTACTGGTATTAGCCGCAATGTGGATACCCAAAAATTTTCTCTGAATGGATGAATTCACAATAACCAATGGTGATCCACAATCACCAGCTCTGGTTTGGACTGGTAAATGTGAGTAGGCACTCACTGAATACGTGACTCCAGTGTGTTCACCAGTTGTCGTTACCAATTTACGCTCCTCATGAAGTACAAAGGGACGTACTTCAAAGAAATCATCCAGACGTATACCAATGGATGCGGTATATCCCTGAAGTGATTTCCCAACCTTAGCTTCCTGCAAATGACAACGAATATCACGTACAGCAACGTTAGGAACTGAGAATATCATGAGATCTCTATCTTGATTGATAGAAATAGGTTCAATAGGAATGAATTTACCTTTGATTAGAAGGGTGAGATTTGAATAATGAAGGGTGGCATGAGCTACTGTAACAAAGATGTTGCGGTAAATTCCTTGAGCATGAGCAATAGCAAGGCCGTTAACACACAGACTATAATTTTGACTCATCAATGTCCTCATCAAGTCAGCAGAAGCTTGGTCAACACATACTTCCGAGTGCAGACCTTTCTGTCTGATCAACTCAGGTTCCAGAACCTCCTCACTAAAAGGACAATAAGGACAACTCCCCAGTCTGTGGGTGAAAAGGCTGATCACCAAAATGTCTGTGCCAATACTCTTCACCACAATTGACACAGACATGAAAGTGACCATCCTCAAAGTATCTACATTCAGGTCTCAACTTATAGACAGAAAATCGTGAATGGGTGGTAATTTCAACACCAGGAGAGAATTTTATGTTTCGGAGTCTAGGATCAATCATGTCTTTCTTCACAGCAACCATATAGGAAATGCCCAGAAAGCGCTTTTTCTTATCTGAAATTTCACCTTCTTCCTTCAATTTGGCAGCCAAGAAGAGAGTTTCTTTATAGTATTTGTGAGGATCAGT